AGGGAACAGCATATTTTACAATATACGCAAAAACAAATTTAGGACCAATATTCCAATCCATTGAAAATGTTCTGGGTAAAGATATAATGAGTAAGTTAAATGAAAAAACTGTTAGTTGGATTAAAGATAAAATATTTGAACTTGGTTCTAATGCAACAACAGAAAATGTAAGACCCTTGATTTGTCAAGCTGGTAAAACATATTGTGACACTTTTGATGTTATTATGAATGGTGTTGTTGCTACACATTCTGTAAAAGGAACTAAAAAAACCGGAAAAGAAACTGTAAAGTTAGCAAAAGGTATTAAAAAAGCTGAAACTGGGATTGAGAAAGCTGAAAAAATTATAGGGGCAACTAAAGCCGGGACTAAAACAATAACTAAAGGTGTTGGAACAACTGATAAGGAAGGAAGTGAGGAAACTTACGGATAATTATTCCTTTTTCAATTCACGATATATTTATATTGTAAATAATCAAATTAAAATTAAAATATGAAAAAAATAGTAAAATTAACTGAGTCAGATTTGGTGAGAATTGTAAAAAGAGTGATTAATGAAAATAATACAAGTCTTCTAAATGAAGGAAACGGACAAAATGCTGTTAATGCGATTAAAAAAGGAATAGCTGGTTTGGGTACTGATGAGAGAGGTGTTTTAAACGCCGTATATATGATCAAAAATAAAGCTGATTATATGGAAGCTTTGGCTGCCGTAAAAAAACTTGGATATAGCACAATAGGATCTTACATCTCAACGGATATGGAAGAAGTAAGTTATGGTATGAATGTTTTTGGTTTTGCTGATAAACAAAATAAAATTATAAGTGAAATAAATAGACATTTACAACAGTTTAACCCAGAAGAAAGAGTTAAAACACTCTCAGCTCAAGGTTCGGCACATGGAAGAACACAACAATCTTCACAAAAAAAACCATTCCAGGGTCTTAGATAATTAAAAAATTAAAATATTAAAAAAGGAGGTCTAAACCTCCTTTTTTATTTTAAGAAACATTGAAAATATCAATCCAGTTATAAGCCCTCCTATATGTCCAATTGAGGATCCAGATGAGGTATAATCATATGGGTAGAGAACAATTAAATTACTATAGACCATATATGATGCCAGACATAATAGTAGTATTGTTCTTATTTTTCTTGTAAATCTTAGATTAAAAACTAAAAAAGAACCAACAAATCCGAATAAAGCCCCCGAAGCACCAATACCATACGATTTAGAATCGTAATACCGTTCAATCAAAACCCTTTCTTCTTTTGGATGTTTAAATCTATCACTATACTTTACAGAAAAAATATTAACATCTTTACTTATTAATTGTCTTTTACAATAATCAAGTTCTTGGTTTTTCAAAGTGTTATAAAACAACACACAAGTTAAACTTGATAAAACATACATCCAGTAGTAGTTTTCTGTACCGAATTTTTTTTCGAATGAAACAGAAAAAAATAAAAATAAAATTAAATTGATAAATATATGTGTCGGTTCATATGAATGTGTGAACATAAATGTTAGAATCTGATAAATAACAAAATTTCCAGAATCGGTTGGGTAAAATCCAAGATGTTGGTTAATATCAAATGAAAACAAAAATAACGATATACAACTTATAATATAAACAATAATATTGATTCCAAAAATAGTTTTTACACCACTTGGTAAATTTGTCAAATATGTTTTTATTGTTTTCATTCTACAAATATACAATTTTATTTTAAATAAAAAAAACCCCATCTTATGATGAGGTTTTACAATTGGTGGAGGTGCGGAGAGTCGAACTCCGGTCCATAATATCCTGTCAGATAAGGACTACATGTTTAGGTTGATATTTTCTAATATCCCAAAATAGTTGATTTGTTCTTCACCATCGTAAATCAACAACCAATGGTCCCGAATCGGATTTAGAGAGCCATCCGGTGTGCTCTATCAAACTACGACTTCTGTTGCTAGGTTATATGTCTGCCGACCCCCCGTTTCCGAACTTATCTTAAGCTACAGTAACTTCAGAACCTCTTACTAATCCAAGAGTTTCCATTTTGTTTAGCACATTGCCAGTTGTTTTCCAAGTCAGTTTTTAAAGAGATTAACTTAGTCCCTACATGCCCTTATTCCTCAGCCAATACCTGTCAAATCCAAAAACACCCCCATATTTTCAAAGAACTATATATAAATACAAATATAATTATATTTATCTAATATGGCAAGTGAAACTTATGAATTTTTAAAAAAAATTGCTAAAGGTGAAGAAATTAGTAGATGGCATTATCCTGATGATCTAATTTCGTATGTTGATTATAGTAGTAAAACGCCAAAAATTACAATAACATTTGACGATGACGATGACTTTCTAGCGATTTTTGATATTGATCGTGATAATCCAGATAGATATACCTGGGCTAGATTTGTTGGTGGTCAGTATTATAATGATGATTATGATAGATATAAATACGAAGATGATTGGAAAGAAGGGTATATTATTAAAGACTTCAATCCAATAAATCTTGAAAAACTTAAAAGAATAGTAAAACTTGTAAATCCAACTTTAGAAATTGAGGAAAATGAATCGAATGTTGCCAAATTTCTTGATAAGATGTTTTCAAACCATATTGATAATTTAATATATGACTATGGTACGACACATTCTGAATGTATCGGAAGGGCAGTTAAAGAAGAAATATTGAATGATGTTAAAAATCCATTTTATAAATTTGGTATTTTTGAGTTGATACCTGCCTATAAATTTATAACTGATGTTAGAATTCTTTTAAGATTGTATAAAATGTTAAACGCTGAAGATGAAGATTTAAAAGGTTTATTAAAGTTATTATATGAAAAATATGGTAATAATAATGTTGGGGATTGGTCTGAACTTGAATATAATTCTTGGTGTGATGATTACGATAATGAGGAAACACAAAAAAATATAGGTAAGGCTTTAGATGATATATTAGAAACAATTGAAGATGATTTGATGGGTGAAAATACTAATTTTGACGAATATAATAAATTATATAAAAAAGTAATTAGCCTTGGTGGTTTTAACAAATTAATTAAAATTCCGGAAAAAAATATTGAGGTTATTTTTGAAACCTTGGATTTAAAAACAAATAGACTAATTATTAAACTTTGGAAAAATAACCAACAAGAAAAAAGGTCTGTTAATAATCTTGATGATTTGAACTTAATCCTCTATCATCCGGAATTATTTGAAAGTGTTAGAAAAATATTAAGAAAACTTTTATAAATCAAATAATGTTTCTATATTTGTGGTATGGAAAGAAATTTTGAATTATTAAAAGAAGTATTATCAATTCCCACAAAAACTTATCAAGAAGGTTTAATGGTTGAATTCATTTGTAATTGGTTGAGCGAAAACAATATACCATTTTATGTGGATCAGTTTAATAATGTTTATGCAACAAAACAAACTGATGAAGATATTTCTTATTTTCCTTGTGTTGTTGCACATACGGATACGGTTCATAATATTGACACAATAAATGTTGTTGAGGAACAATTACCAAACGCACAGAAAGAAATAAAACTGGCACTTAAAGCGTATAATGATAAAGGAAACCCAACCGGAATTGGTGGTGATGATAAGTGTGGTGTCTATGCTTGTCTTGAACTTCTAAAAGAATTGCCAAACTTGAAGGTAGCATTTTTTGTGGCTGAAGAAACCGGTTGTAAAGGTTCATTTAACGCCGACCCAGAATTTTTCAAGAATGTTGGTTATGTGATTCAATTTGATGCCCCGGAGAATAATATGATTTCCGAATATCTGATGAGCAAACCTATGTTTAATAGAAATTCTGAATTTTTTAAGGTTGGTGGTCGTTTGATTACAGAACATTTCCCAAGTGACACAAAATATCATAGTCATCCATATACGGACATTTATCCATTAAATAAAAATTTTGATTTATCTTGTTTTAACATATCAATTGGTTATTACAACTACCACACAAAAAATGAATATGTTGTTGTTGAGGATACATACAACGGAATTAAGGTGGGTAAGCTGATGATTGAAGAACTAGGTTATACCAAACATTAATAAAAAAGGAGGGTTTTTAATCCTCCTTTTTATAAACAGCCCAATATTTTAATTATTTCGTCATTTGATTGTGAATAATTAACTCTAATTAATTTTATACTGTTTAATTCACAAAAATCATTTTTTATTCTATCTCTTATTTTAACTTTTTCAAACTCACTTTCACCACCAAATATTGAAATAGGTTTAAAATGTTGTATCCCATCAAATTCAATACATATATTTTTTTCTGGGAGATAGAAATCAAAACGAAGTTTATTTTTATCTCTACAATTTAAAAGAGACTTGTCGTACTGGAATTTTATTTTGTTTTTAGTTAGAAAATCAAAAATTACCTTTTCACCATAACTAATTTTAGTTCTTTTGTCAATCCCCAGCCAATCGTAATAATCAATCCATCCTTTATCTTTATATGTTTTTTCTGGTTTTTTTGGTATGTTGGTTGGTAATTTTGTTAGTTCTAATTTTGTCCATTCTTTACCCATTTTTAGATTTAAACTACGAGCCCAATCACGAGCCTCATCAAATGGTTTGTATTTTTTAAGATTATCTTGTATTCGGTTAGTTCCTAAAAAAATACCCCAACCTTCCCATTCTGATTTATATATTGAGACCGGATTATATGGTATCCCAGTTTCTTCAGACATAATTTTATTTATTTGATTATAATAATCATTTTTACTTTTAATATTTAGAAGTCTAATTTGTTTTTTACATTTTTCGTATGTGTAGTACACACCATATTTATTTTTTTTATATATTGGTTTTCCTAAAAATTCAGACCAATTTTTACAAATATTTTTACCGTAAAATGTTATTGGATTTATTGGTGCCTTTTTACCATAAATCTTAAGATTTTTATAATTAGAAATATATGATTCTTTTGTTGTTATGTTTTGATTTTTAATTAAATCTTTTAATTCAGTATAACTATAATATTGTTCTTTATTAACCAACATATCCTATAATATAATTTATATTATATAAATATTTGATAATTTAGATTATGTTGGTTTTTAATAAAAAAAAGGAGGGTTTTTAATCCTCCTTTTTCTTTCTACCTCTTTTTTTCGGTTCTGGTTTTGATCTATCTTCAATTTCTATTGTCTGGCCATCACCTTCTCCTTTGACAAATAACACATATTCCTTTTCTTCAATAACTTCATTCAATAATATTTTTTCTGAAATTAAATCTTCAATTTTATCCTGGATTGCTCTCTTTATTGGTCTTGCACCATATTGTTCATCAAACCCAACTTTGGCAATTAAATCAATTACTGAATTTTCATACGAAATTTTATACTTCATTGAATCTAACCGTTTTATTAGTTTATCAATTTCAAGTTTAACAATTTTATTGATTTGTTCTTTTTTTAATGAATTAAAGACAACAACATCATCAATTCTATTTAAAAATTCTGGTGCAAAAAACTTACTTAGTTCTTTCTTTAGAACATCTCGTTTATATTCTTCTTGAACAGCTTCACTATTATTTGATGTTTTAAAACCAACACCACTACCAAAATCTTGCAATTTTTTAACACCAATATTTGATGTCATTATAATTAAACAATTTTTAAAATTAATTTTTCTACCAAGACTATCAGTAATATGTCCGTCATCTAATACTTGCAAAAGTGTTGAAAAAATGTCTTTGTGTGCTTTTTCTATTTCATCAAATAATATCACGGAATATGGTTTATTTTTAACTTGCTCTGTTAATTGACCACCTTCGTCTGAATTAACATAACCAGGAGGTGAGCCGATTAGTCGTGAAATTGTGTGTTTTTCTTGATATTCAGACATATCTACTCTAATTAAACTATCTTTACTCCCAAAAATTTCTTTTGCCAACTTTTTCGCCAAAAATGTTTTTCCCACACCAGTAGATCCTAGGAAGATAAATGAACCAATTGGTCTATTTGGATCCTTAATACCTACTCTATTTCGTCTAATTGCTTTTGAAATCTTTTTAACCGCTTCTTCTTGACCAATAACAGAACCATTAAGTGAGTCTTCCAAATTAACAAGTGAATTTTTTTCGTCTATATTAATCTTACTAACTGGAATTTTTGTCATATTTGAAACGACTTCGTAAATTAAGTCCTCCGGAATACCTCTTTTACTATTTTTGAGTTCGTCCTCAAATTTTTTCTTTTCTTCCTCAAGTTTAGATAAAATATTTTTTTCTCTATCACGAAGTTCGGCAGCTAATTCATATTTTTGTTTTTTAATAACATCAACTTTTTCTAGTTTAATATCTGCGGCTTCTTGTTTTAATTTTTCTATATGTTCCGGAAGTTTAATATCAATTTGCATACGAGAACCAATCTCATCTAAAATATCAAAAGCCTTATCTGGAAATTCACGATCCGTAATATATCTATCCGCTAACTCAACACATAACCAAAGTGATTCATCTGTGTAATTTACTTTGTGGTGTTCCTCATATTTTTCCTTACTCTGTTTTAAAATTTGAAATGTCTCTTCTTTTGATGAAGGGTCAACAATTATCTTTTGGAATCTTCTTTCTAACGCACCATCCTTTTCAAAATGTTTTCTGTATTCGTCAAGTGTTGTAGCACCAATACATTGAATTTCACCCCTTGATAGTGAAGGTTTAAGAATATTTGAAGCGTCTAATGATCCAGAACTATTACCAGCACCAACCATTGTATGAATTTCATCAATAAAGATTATAATATTTGGGTTTGATTGTAATTCTTCAATTATAACCTTCATTCTTTCTTCAAATTGTCCTCTATATTTTGTTCCAGCAACAAGTGAGTTAATATCTAATGATACAATTCTTTTATCAGCTAAATTTTTTGGGCATTCACCAGAATGTATCATCATTGCTAACCCTTCAACAATGGCCGTTTTACCACAATTGTGTGACACAATACCGTTTGAAATATATTTACGCTCATTATCAAGAACTTCAAGATCATATGTATTATGAATACCAATTTCATTTTTTTCAATAACATCGTATAAATTATTATCTTCACAAAAAATAAAGTCGCCCAAATTGATATTTTTTAATTTAACCCAAAATGATTCATTTATCAATTCTGAATTTTCATTAGTTGTTGTTGAATCAACCTCAACTAAATGATCTTCAGAACCCGATAAAGTATTACCGTTAGATAATTTTATTTCATAACAAAGTTTATTTTGTTTTTCATATAAATTACCAATTAATTTATATCCTGATGGAGTTTTAATTTTATATGTCCCCCCTTCTTTTTCAATTAACTCGAAAAAATCTTTAATTTTAATTTTCATAATAATAATTTTGTATTTTATTAATTAATAAGTTATAGTCAAAATCATAAATCAATTTTATATTATTGTCTATACAAAATTGATTTTTAAAATCAACTTTTTGTTTATATATCTGTTGATTATCATCTAATTTGTTTAAATTTTTCTTATTTAATAGTCCATATAATTCAATGTATGTATCTTTCTCTTTTAGATAAAAATCACACTTTAAATTTGAGTTTGGATAATTTTTTTCGTAGTCGAAATTAATTTTATTTTCTTCCAAAAATAACGCAACTCTATATTCACCAACACTTTTATATCTAATACCATTATGATATACAGATATACCATAATATTGTCTATTTTGATTTAGATTTATTTTCTCATAAAATAAATTTTTTATGATTGTTGGTGTTGTTTTAAATATATTACAAATGACTTTACTATTAACATACTGTGTCAAATCCGAATATTTTTTTATGTCATCATTTTTAATGATACAATCAATAAATTCATTAATTGTATTATAGGTAGAACAACCCATAATAATTCCTTTTGTTTTTTCTTTATAGTTTGCGTGTTGTAATAACAATTTTGTTTCTTTCACATCATATTTAAATACATTTTTTTTCAACTGCACTTCTTGAAAATTTTCTTTATTTTTTAATGTGTTTATCCATTTTTTTTGTCTATTTAAGAATTTTTCAGTCCCAACAACTTCACCATATTTATCTATACATTTTTTTAAACTAAAAGTTGATTGACGCTCACTCAATTTAATTTTAGCATCATTTAGGTTATATCCCTTATTTAACCAATATTCAATATTTGTAGTTTCACTACTTTTATATTTTTCTGGGTTTGATTGTTTCTTTTGTTTTAAAATATTAGAATTTTTACTTTGTTTTTCGGATATAAAAATATCAATCATATCCAATTCCCAACCCATACTTAATAAAAAATCTTTATTATAGATACTTTCAGGATAGTTTAATACCGACCTTAACACTGGTTTTATTTTTTTATAATTTAAAAACTCAGTCTGATTAATTAAGTCATTAACTTTTTGGATGTCTGAATCCCTAAATTTTATAAAATATTTATAAAATTTTTTATCTAATATAAAATTTTGAAACTCAATGACTGTATTAATTTCAATTAAATTCTTACCGTTTTTCTTGATAAACATAATAATCCAGGTGTTGGGATATACCAATACCTAATAATAAATATCACAACTTTTTAAAATTGTGAGTATCAACATTAGATACTTTCTCAACCTCAATCCAAGTGTCTCCTAATACACATCCGGGTTCACCAATTATAATTGGATTATTTTTTTTTCTCCTTGATAATATCTGTGCAATTCTTAACACTTCTTTTTGCCTCCCAATAACAGGATCCAATTTTCCTTGTTCAGCAGCTTTAATTAAATCTTTGCTGAAATTGTCTAAAATAGGTGTGCTACCATCACCTTTTCTTTTGTTTTTGTCTCCATCATCTACAAATTCTATTGCCATATCTAAAAGTTTTATCTAATTTTAGATATAAATAGATTTGTTGTCAATATTTGTCTTTTTGTCATATACTAAAATTTTATACTGACATTTTGTCATACTTTTTTGTTTGGAACAAAATTGGTTAAAAAAAATTACAAAATAAACCTTTAAAATATAAAAAAATGTTTAACAGAAATTTAGAAAGATTATTTAATGAATTTTTTAATTCGGATCCATTATTTGGGAATACTAATGATTGGGATAAAAAAACTTATCATTCACCAGATGGGTCAATTTCATTTACCTACATTACAAATAAAAGAGGTAATTTAACCAAATCCGATGAAATAACACTATTAAAACAAAAATTGGATATGGCGGTTGAGGAACAAAATTTTGAGGAAGCTGTGGAGTTAAGAGATAGAATAAAAAATCTAGAAGAAAACAAAGAAAAAATAAGTGAGCTCAATAAAGAACTTGAAGATTGTATTAAAACACAAAACTTTGAGAGGGCTATAGAAGTGAGAGATAAAATTAACTCCCTAAAATAAAAAAACCCCCATTTTTTGGGGGTCTTTTTATTCAACAACCATCACAGCTCTTAATTTAAATTTGGTGTTATATTCTGTGTAAATAACCAAACCAATTTTAGTTGCTTTAACATTTAACATATTTTCATTGTGACCAACAATTGATGTCCTCCAAGAATCAAAAATTATTTGGGGCTGTTTATTGAAATATTCAACACTACAAATAAATGTACCGTAAGTAAAAAGTCCATAAATGTTTTCACCAATTATGTTTGTTCCATTAAAATCTGAATGAACAAGTGTATTTCTATCACACAAAACTTTTGCCCAATTTTTGGAATAGTGAATCAAATTAGTATCAACAGACAATTTGTTTAATTTATTTTTAACTCTATAATCGTTAATTAAACCAACTAAACAATTATTCAAACTATCAAAATTAGTTTTGTTGTATTCTTTTTTATTTCTGGCGATAAACATTTCATCTGATTTACTATTTTTTGTTTGGGTAAAACAAATGACAGAAATAAAAATTACAAAAAGACTTGTCAATGATTTCATATTATATATTTTAGAATTATAATACAAATATAACACTTTTTTTTTATTATGATATTTATCAAATAGAAATTTTATTTAAAAAAAATGAAAAAAAATATTTTAGAAGAAATAAATAGAATGAAATTCTATTTTGACTATAAACCGGGTAAGGTTATTTCAGAACAAAAAAATACTTGGTTAATAAAAGAACAAGTAACAGATTGGACTGACGGTGGTTCTAAAACATTTGAGAATGCCGATATTATAAAAATAATTCAATATATAAAAGAAGTAGATGCTGGAAATAATTTTTCAAAATCACCAGTTTATCTTGCGATGTTAAAATGGTTTGAACAAAATGATTCATCAGAAACCAGACAATCTCTTAAAAATTGGCTTGGTAATGAATTAACATCTGGAATTGGACAAAGTCCTGAAACAACATTAAATAAAGTTGTAGACGCATCAACACTTTCTGGTTTTGATAAAACAAAAAAACTTTCAAACAACCAAACAACTTCTTCAACAGAGCAAACTAATATAAAACAAAAACAAGCATTAGATTTACTTACAAAAGTAAAAACTAAACTATCTACAATTGTAAATCAGGGTTTATATGTTGAAATGAAAAAACAAGTGGATAGATTATTAACAGAATTAACGGCATTTAATTCTAAAAATGTTATAATGTCAACACAAACAAGTGATGAAATTATAAATCTAATGAACCACATATTGGGTGCTTTTGGGTCTGATGTACAATATTCAGTAGATTACGAAAGTCCAACTTATGGGTCATTGACTGGAAATGAAATAAATGGATATTTAAAAGGTGTTGATTTAAGAAGTTCGGCTGAAAGTGATTCTCGTGTTGTACTTTCAAAAAAACAAGTTGAACCATATAAAGAAAGTATTATTGCAACATTGACTACTGAAGCTGGAAAACAATTACAAAACAAAGCATTTTTGGATGGGTTTTTTAGAGGTATTAACCCAACTTTAAGTGATATGATTATCAAAGCCAAAGATATTGTTATTGAATCAGCTGATGTTTCTGTTTTATCAAAATATAAAGAAGAAAAGAAAAAGGATGATGAAACTGGTGTTGAGTTAATTACAACAACATATAGTTGGCCGCCAGAAAATATGAATGTTGAACAAAGAGATGAAATTTCCAGAAACTTTTTTGAAGATGATGATGTAACATTAACTGATGAGACTAAAACTGAACTTCAGAAAAAAGTAAATGAAGCTGTTGCTGAATACAAAAAAATTATGGCCGATTCTGGAAATAAAGCAGTACCTAAAGGTTTGTATTTAAATTTTTATTCATCAACAAGTAAAGTTAGAACCGCATATTCAGATAAAAAAGGAGAATATTCGGAAACCAATAATGTACCATTATCTCTTGATAGGATTGCGACTATGAAAGAGTATTTAAATGAAATTATCGATAATTCTGAATTAAATGTTTTTGAAAAAATAACGGTTTTAGATTTATCAGATCCTAATAGAGGTCCTGGTTGGAATAACACAGAAAGTACTTTTTTAGATGGTACACCAATGGATTTTAAAACAGCTTATGCAAACGCACCATTATATTTGAAGGCTCGTACTCGTAACCCAAATTTAACACCAAGACAATTTTATGGTGTAAGAGACGGAAATGCTGTTAGAAATGCAAGTAAATTGGCTGGCGTACAAATTGGTGGTGTAGCATTGACAGAAGAGTATGAAAATTTATATAGTGAATTTAGATACGCAACTTGTGGATTTAATATGTCAATAGAAGCACCAAAAGGGGTTTCAAAAGAAGAGAAAGAATTAGAATTTGTGGTATCTACTTCTGGTGGATTGGGTGTTATGATTACTTGGACAAGTATAAATTGGGATATAAATATAAATATCGGTGACGGACCAAACAAAAGAAAAAGCGCAAGACATATTGCTTTTGTAAGATTAAAAAGAGCTGTTACTAGAAATAAAGCGGTAATACCAAAAAGAAAAACTAATTGTCCCATTTGGTAAAATTAAAATAAAAAAAATATGGCAATCACAAGAGAAGAAATTAAAGGAACAAAAATTATAAACGAAATTGAGTCATCTAATATTGTTAGAACTGAATATGATGTGGAAACAAAAAAATTGATTACCGAATTTAAAAATGGTATGAAATACGAATACGATGAAGTTCCACTACAAACATATACAGCATTTAGAGTTGCAAAATCGCAAGGTTCTTTTTTTAACACCAATATTTCAAAAACTTTTAAATATAAGAAATTAAGTTAAATCATTTCTGGTATATTTATATATAATGGAAAAAGATTTAATTAAAAGTTTTGAACCAAAAAAAGAACTAAATCCAAATGTCTGGGATATTAGTGGGGAGGAACCAAAAATTAAAAATGATATTAGAAAAAAATTATTAGAAATCGCATATGAATTTATCGATTTTTTAGATGTTGATATTGTTATAACAGATATTATTCTAACCGGATCACTATCAAACTACAACTGGTCAAAATATTCGGATTTTGATCTTCACATTGTTGCAAACTTTCAACAATACCCAGAAAACCAAGTTGAACTATATGAAAAATTATTCAACTTGAAAAAAATGTTATTTAATCAAAAACACGATATTAAAATTAAAGGTTATGAAGTTGAACTATATGTTCAAAGTGAAGCCGAGACACATTTTTCTAGTGGTGTCTATTCTATCTTATTTGACGAATGGTCAAATAAACCAAAAAAGGAGACCGTTGAAATTGACAAAAGTCTATTGAAAGAAAAATCTAAACAATGGATGAAAATGATTGATGAACTAATTGATAGCTTAAAAGACGAAGATATTGATTCGGCTAAAAATCTAGTAAAAAAATATAAAGAAAAATTAAAAAAGTATAGAACTTGCGGACTAGAAAAAGACGGTGAATACTCAACTGAAAATTTGGTATTCAAAATATTAAGGAGAAACGGATATATTGAAAAATTACATAATTTGACAAGTGATATTATAGATAAAAAATTATCTATGAACCAATAATTTATTAAAAAATAAAATAATCTTAAATATTGATATATTTATTAAGAAAAAATAATTTAACTAAAAAAATTATATTATGGGAGGATTAAGACCTATCGGAAGTGAAAAGTTACAAGGGATGGACA